TTAATTGACCTGAAATACTTGCAGTAATCAAAGATGAAGCAGTTACAGATGAAGAAACAAATCCTAATGCAGTTATTTGTGCAGAAGAAGATATTGTTCCCTGTGGTACTGCTTGCCCTGAACCTGTATCAACTGTTAAGTTAAAAGTTGTACCATCTCCTTTACGAAGTGTAAGTACATTAAGATTTACCGATGCAGTTGTCAATCCTAAACTTGCAGAAGTAAATAAAGATGATGTAGCTGAATTTAAATTACTTATAGATGTATTAACTGATGCAGAATTTGCTTCCAATGAACCCACTCTTTGGTCATTCGATTGTGTATATGCATTGAATGAAGAAGTAGTTACGAAGTTACCTGCACTACCTGATACATCTGGAATGTTTACTGCAAATGTAGTACCGTCACCTTTACTAAATGTAAGGTCTCTTGTTCCATTATTAAATGAAGCAGTTGTTAATCCTAAACTAGCAGATGTGAATAGAGAAGCAGTTGCATTATTTAAAGCATTGATGCTAACTTGTTGAGATGCAGATGATGCATTCAATTGAGATATAGATGAATCCGTAGATGCAGTATATGAATTGAATGAAGCTGAATCAAGTCCATTAACTGATACAATTGCTACACCACCTACAACAGTTGCACTAATCGCTGAACCGGTAAAGTTCATTGATACTGCAGTTCCTACTGGTATACCTTCATCAAGAATAGGTAATGCAATTGAAGAAGTAATTCCTGTTAACTTACTACCATCACCAACAAAAGTAGATGCTGATACAAATGATGATGCACTAATAGATGTAAATGTATTAGCGCCTGTAAATATATTCGAACCGGTTGTTGCATAACTTCCAGTCTTTGAATTTAAATTATCAATTGAAATCTGTTGTGATTGAGATGAAGCATTAAGATTTGTAATACTTACTCCTGCAGATGCTGTGAAACTATTTATATTAGTTACAGATGTATTTAAAGATGCCGTAGTTCCTTCTAAATTGGTTAATCTTACATTTGCACTTGCAGTAAAACTTTGTAATGATGCGGTTGCCTGATTTAAATTTGATATATCAGGTATACTACCTGTTGCAACGGTTACATTAAACGTTGAACCATCACCTTTTGTAAAAGTAATTACATTAGTTGTTGCAGATGCTGTAATCAATAAACTGGATGTAGTTAAAGATTGAGCAGATGCAGTAAATGCGTTAATGTTACTAATTGAACTGTTCCAACTACTACTATCAGTATTATATGCAGCTTGATTGACAGTTGAGTCAATCATATCCACATTAAACTCTCTTAATAGCGCTGGTGTGATATATCCCGTATTGTTATTAGGGAAGTTGGTATTGTTTTCTACCTTTAATGCCTGTTTAGTTAATTCAGCCATGTTATTTTAATTTACTTTATTTTATACGTCAAATCCATCAGAATAACCATCACTAAATCCACCTTTAGCTTTAGGAGTTCCCTGTATTACACCAATACCCTGATTAATAAGATAACCTTTGCAGCATCTTACATCATAAGTATCTGTATCTAAACACAAACAAGCTCTTCTGCTATTCTTTGGTGAACTCAATCCCATAGTAGGTCCTAGGAATATGCCTGAAGCATTTTCTCTATTAACGGAATACCTTAATTGGCCGTTTCTACTATTAGTCCATTTAGCCATAATAATTCTTTAATGATATAACATTAAAACCCACAAAAATGATTAAGGAGTTATCCTTTTCATTGCTTCCTTATGCATAAGGTTTTCTAATTGAGCTTTATCTGCTCTATATGCTAAATGTAATAAACACTTCTCTAGCGGTTGTAATGTTACTTCTTCGAACTTAAGGATATCGCCGTTGGCCAGTTCGTTAATAGTTGAGTAAGATGCCCACTTCTTTGCAAAATTGGCAGCATGTTGGGAGGAACTTCCATCTCCGTCAAAGAGTTCAGGGTATCTTTCAGTAAGTCCGTTGATAAACCTAACAAAAAAAAAAGTGCTCCAAAGTGTATATCCATGCCCAATTCGAGGAATGGTTTAGGATTAAGATTGCCTGAATATCCTTCTATTGCATACATATCGCCTTGCTTCTTTGTAACCGGTCTGTAAAGTATACTCATTATGTTTGCCCAATTATCATCTATTTGTATTTGCTGATACTTTGTAATATCGGAATAAGCACCATAAGATAAATTAGATAGGTTAGGTTCAAATCCATATTCAACCCCATCTATCCAAATAAATCTTTGTAAGTCCAATTCAATGTTGCCAATGAAGCCGGATAACTCACCTTTAATAGTATTGTAATCTTCTACTGCCAATCCTTTTAGGTATAATGGGTCTAATCCACAAAGGTGATAAAGCATTACCGCAGTTACTGCTTCTTCATCATCCTTATAGTTCTCCATTTCTTTTTGTAGTGCAAGATATTGTTTTAAACTAATATCAGAATACGATGTTGGTACTTTAAGTGTTATTTCTGTTTTCATGCGTTATATTGTGTTAATTGTTGTATTAATAATCTCAATTGTCTATTTTTTGCTTCTTCATTTTCTAATTTAGCATTCATCATTATCATCTTTGCTTGCAAGTCCTCATTGGATTGCTGTAGATGTTTAGCATAATCTATTAATTGTGCTATTTGGTCTCTGTCCCATAATCGGTCTTTATTTAATTCGTTTCCCATATTAGTATTTTATATTTCCGATTGTTATCGCATACCTACCTTTATTTTGTGCTTTCTGTGATAACTTCATCATGCAACAATAACGTGCTGCATCTATTAAGTGGTCTAAACCTCCTTCAGGCACGTCAGTAACATAACCATATTTGTCAGATGCGTATTGGTAGGCATACATTTCATTAATTAAATTCTGTGATGTTTTAAGAATATTTATCTTATAGTTTTGCATTACTGCTATTCCGAATCGGATACTATCTTTTCCTTTCGTAACAGGTTTGATGTTGAAACCACTTCTGTATATTTCTTCAATGAGTCTTGGTTCTGCACTATCCGCCCATATTTCATAACTTTTGTCGATTCCTGCTTTATTGAGTTTGTCAATAATATCATTTGTAACCAATCCTTTTTCATAAAATACTTCTTCCAAAAATAGTTCATTATCTTTTTTGTAGACCGCCACCATAGCAGTTGGGTCAGAAGAAAAGCCGAAATCGACACCAAAACCAACAAAGGTAGCATCAAAATCATCAACAATGTTAAACGAAAATATAGCACGCTCATTAGGCGCAAATTCACCTTTTCCATAAATCTTATAATATTTTGGGTTTTTAAATTCTAACTCTTCAATTGCCTTAATCATTTCTTCTGGCAAATAAGGATTATCTTTGTATGTTGTAATGTATCTCTCACAATCATTCATTTGTCTTAACCAATGATATGGTGATACAGTTGGATTGTACGCTAATATGATTCTGCCTGTTGTACGAATACTTAACTGAAAATAACTTTCCTCATCAACTTCACTTGCTTCATCAATAAAGAGAATGTCCGATTTAATACCACGAAGCTTTTCAGCATCATCAGTTGAAATAAATTGAATGCTACTATTAAAGTAATTCCATATCCTATCAGTAGCGTTGTAATCCTTTTCATTCCAAATGTTTAATCCTTTTAATATATCAATGAAATCCTTTATGACAGTACGTTTAAGAGAAGGGATTGTTTTACGGACAACAGTAATTGCTATACCTTCATTCTGAATGCACTTAACTAATAACCATTGTAGAATACCATATGTCTTTCCGGAACGAGTACCGCCGATGTGTTGTGTTACTCTGCTTTTATTTTCTTCTAAATGGCCATAAGTAATTGTTGTATCAATGTTTATCGACTCTGGCATTATTCTGTGTGATGTTTACTGCAACTTGTTGAATCTTTTGTTCTATCTCTGCTCTCATTTCTGTCCTGCTTAATTTAGGTAGATTAAATTCTAATAGCTTTAACGCTAAATCCATTGCACCCTTTGGGTCATCTACCATTAACTTATCCATTACTGTTGGAAGATTGTTTAGTGCTTTATTTGTTGCACGAGCAATAGTTAGTTTCATTTCTTCGGTACTTCTATTCAATGCTCCTTTTGGTCGACCCTTTGCTAATTTATGTCCTGGTTTGAATGGCATGTAATTATATTATTTAAATATGTTTAATATAATAACAGGCTCATTCCCCTTTCGTATTGATTGCTTCATATCCCCACATACCAACTACTCTACCATCTTCTTCGTAAATGATTAGCATACCTTGTTCTTCATCACCTATATGTCTTATTTGTTTATCCTTAATCCAGCTCCATAGGAATGCGAAATGTACTTTGCTATAATGCACTTTAAAGTTCTGCATTTCGGGTATTTGGGTATTGGTTTTCTATTTTAGGCTGTCTACCAGGTCTATCATATCCTTTTGGTACTTCTGGTAATCGTACATCTACACACCATGTCCAAATGCCATTATCCATTATATCTTCTATATTCTTTTTTAATAATGCTTGCCATTCTCTTCTATATAAACAGGCTGATAATTCTTTTTTTATTCTTCTATGTCTGCTTAGCTTTTCCGATTTGCTTAATGGATATGGTTTTTTTCTTTCGTCTGGTTTTAATCTTTGCATTTTATTGTAATAGGATTGTCGGCATTTATCACATAGAGTATGCTTTGTAGTTGCATAATGTTTGTATGGTGCTTCACATTGAGTACATGGTCTTTCTTGGAATGATTTAAGTTTTTTCATTAAACGGATTGTTTATAACTTCTTTTAAATAGCTTCTGATTTTCTTTATTGCTAGGAATGTTGTACTCTTTGATATGCCTATCTTCTGTGATATCTCTTCCATTGTATCATCACTGTCGAAATACAATTGGAATATTTTAGATGCAGGCCACATTCTTGTCCTTTCTAATGCTTTTAATTCTCCCATTACTTGCTCATGTGTCCTTTGTATTCTTTCATCACATTCCCAATCATAGGGCATTTCAATTACATCTTCTTTTGGATTTTCTACTAGTGTTGTCCTATTTAATATCTTTACTTTATTCATCCAACGTGAGTAAAGAAACTTATTACAATAGAATAGGTTGTAAGTATTTGTTGAATAAAAGATTTTAGGATTACACTTTTCAATTAGATAAAGGTACAAGTCACTTACTAATGCTTCTGCTTCTTCAGTATGTTTAGTTAGTTTCTTTGCTTCTCTAACTAACCAAATGTGTGATTCTCTATATAATCCATCTACTCTCTTTTGACATTCACACCATTCTAGCGAGCCTGAATCAATCATTTTATTCTCTTTCTTTTAACCAATTTTTTAAATGCTGTACTGCTTCTCCCCAATATCTTCCGGCAGAGCCGCACATGCAAGGTTGTCTTTCTGCAACTCCTCTCGTATCATTGTACATATTCCAAATGAATGGTGCGTCGTGTTCAGGCAGGTGTGAACTAACTTTACTTAATATTTCTTTTAAACGGATTACATTCGCTTCCGATAGTGGTGCCCATTTGTTTTCCATATTAATTATTTAAGGTTTTTAATTTAGGTAAACTGATTTCTTTTTGTACAGGTTGTGTATCTCTTCCAGGGATGTCCAATGGATTATCTGTATTAAGGAATGGTTTTAATGCTTCAATGTGTGGATGGTCTCCTGGAAATGCTATGGACATAGCAGCGAGGATTAAGACCAAATCATTTACTGAATTTAATTTACTGAAATCAATCATATAAAGTTTGTCCGGATTGATTTGTAGACTCGATTGGTCTAAAGTGATTTTTGTTTTTTGTGTTTGAAATTCCATTGTATTTTATTTATAATTTTTATCTGCGTATACTTTTGCTAGGTGTTGTACCATTGGTAATTCATTCCATTCTGCTTTACCTTCTTCTGTTTGAATCCATTTATAGAAATCTTCGTAATCCTTTGCTAATACAAATTTAGTATTACCCATGTCCGGCATACCCATCATCATTTTAGCATCTTGTAGGATTTGTTCTAATGTCCATCCTCTACGTTCAGCCTTTTCTTTATTCCAAAATTCTAAACTTTCTTCTGCTGTTAAGATTTTTATATTCATATTTAAAATAATTTAATTTGATTACAATTTCCATCATAATCAGGGTTTGTTAAACGGTTCAACCATTGCTTTCTCTCACAACAATAGCATTTATCATATCCTAATAATTTTGCTATAGCTAATGCTATTTTTTCTCCATAACCTAATAGGAAAAAATGTATTCCTGCTTCAACCCAATCTCCAATTTTAATTGTTTTTAGCCATTCTGTATTCATATTCTTGTTGTTTTGTCATTCCTTTATTCCATGCAATATTTCCTTTATTTGCATTACTAATTTTTAATTTAGTTTCATTAGAATGTTTTTTTCCAATATTAGCTTTTTTCATAGCTTCAACCCATTTATCTGAAATTTTTATTAATCCTGTTTTCCACATATGGTAATTTTGTTCAGATGATGTTGCCCATTCTAAATTACATACTCTATTATCATTGCGTTTTCCATTTATATGATTTACAGTTGGTTTATTTTCAGGATTAGGTATAAATGTTTCTGCTATAATTCTATGAACTCTATATCCATTAACAATTCCATCTTTAGATAAAGAACATCTTGCATATTCATTTTTTTTAGTAGTTCTTGGTTTTAATATAACTTCTGCTTTATATCTACCCCAACTATCTACACCTTCCAATCTTTTAATCTCTCCTTTATCTGAACATTGGTATAATCCTTCATATCCTTTAATATCTTTCCATATACATCTCATTTCTTCTTTTCTTTTAAATGTTTTTTTACTAAAATGGATAACAATCCGCTCATTGTCATTCCATTTTCTTTACAATACTTTTTTAGAGGTTCATGTATTTCTGAAGGTAATTGTACCAACGAATACTTTTTTTCTTTATTATCCATAACTTAAATTAATTTTCTATCTCTTAATACTTTTCCTGAAGTCATATGTCTTATCATACCTTTCGAAATATTTGGGTAAAGTGAATCTATTTCTGCTAATGATTTACCTAACTCTCTTTGTCTATATACTTCCATACATAGTGCATTAGAGTATTTAATGGTTTTAGCATGTCTACCTTTACGGACTTTATCTTGCATATTTTCCAAATGAGTACACCAACGTATATTTTCTACATTATTGTTTAATGGATTATCATCTAAATGCATTACATCAGTTTGTCTCTTTTTTCTTTTTAACCATACTGATGCTACTAATCTATGTACATATACGAATGCACCTTCACCTTCTTTTGTTAATAATTGTATTTGAAGATGATTGGTTGATGTAGGTCTTGCTGAACATATGAAACCTGACATCTTTCTTTTACCTATGGTTTTAGGTAATGCAATAATTGTTCCCATGTTACCAACTAGGTATCTACCACCAAAGTCTAGTTCTCTACCTGTTTCTGAAAATAGTTTTTTAAGAGGTTTAAATAACTCTTTGTTTTTAGATTCTTCTAAAAATTCACCTGAAATTAATTCTTTTGCCATTGCGATTGTTTTTATAATTAATAAATGTTTACAATATTAAATATACAAAAACTTTTCGAAACCACCAAATTATAGATAAATTATTTAAAAAAAATTGGGGGATAATCGCAATGGCACTAACGATATCCCCCTGTATAATATATGGTGAGACACTGCTTATAAGATTAATAATTAACGAAGCAGTATTGAATTAAGTCTCACAATATATAAACAATCAAGTTTATTTTTATAATTAACTTTTCTAGTGCTGTCTGCTTTCGTTTTCTTACTAATGGATACACAACACCTTTCGTGATTACTATTTAAAAAAAATAATAATCAAGTGTTGCGTATATCATTGACTACTTACTAACGGAGCCAACACTCGGTTTATTCAATTTATTCAACCAACATCCTAATCAAATGAATACCATTATACATTATCATAGGAGACACCTTCCAGTCTTTTAAGTATTTCAACTACTGCGCTGTGACTCAATTCCTTATTATATTTAGTGTGTAGGTAAAGTGCGTTGTGTTCCAACCCTACTTCTATCATATAATACCTTAATTCAGATTTTAGATTTTAGTATTTGTAATATAAGGAAATAATTTAAATTTACCAAATGTTACATCAATATATATCCTGTTTCAAACAAAAACGAAAAATTTGGTAAAATAAATTATTTTTCGTATATTGTAGTATATTAAAATTAAAAGTTATGTATGTAGTTTATCAATTAGTAAATGAAAAAGGACAAGT